CCTACGACAGATTGGTCAAAATTTAATATTGCACCTGCATTAACATGGCTTGAAGGTAAAGGGCGTGTAGCGTTATTTTGTAATGGAATAGCACAAAGTTCTCAAAGTCAACTAGACACTATGGGAGAGATTATAAAAAACCTAGCACAGATTCATCCCGATATTTCATTTGTATGTACTACAAAATTTAGTACAGAGTGGTTTCCTTACACTGCTAACATATATTTTACAGATGATATATTTGCCGGAGTAGAAGGTGGCGATCTTAATGAAATAGGATTTTTATCAACTAAAGCAGAACTTATAGTTGGAAAAAATAGTGGACCTTTTATGTTTACTCACGTAAGAGAAAATATAGGAAATCCTAATCAAGCATTTTTAAGTTTAAGTCATAGACCAAGTGACAGTTACTTAATGCATGTTATTGGATTTCCTTGCCGATATTTTCATTACAGTAGAGAAGAACCTCATCAACTTACTTTTTATCTTAATGAAATACTTAATGGTAAGGGCAAGAACCATAATGCACAGATGCAAATTTTAGATTAAAAAAAACGGACCAGTGGTCCGTTTTTATTGAGTTATTTTAATTAACCTAAACCAGTTGCCGCTTGGCCAACTGCTCTTCCAATCTCAGAACCAATACCACTACGAGTAGTTCCTTTCATTTGGATAGCATTATCATATTTGATAGTCATTGTAACATCTACTGGATCACTAGATGAATAATCTGTATTAGAATATACTGTGTTTTGTAGATAGCAACCATATAATTCAAACGTTTCTAGAATGCCCGGCTCGTTGGAACCGTTGCCGCCGTCTAGTATTTCAATCCTAGTTGTGAACTTGTAATCAATACCTGCTGCCGCAGAACTTTGTTCAAAGAAGTCAAATTGTTTCTGGATTTGTTCGCCGATGATTCTGCTTGTATCTCCGCTCACATCATCTCTTACAACAAGGGTAATATCTGCCCAAGTGTAACGACCGGCATAGTTAAGTTTACTGTTGTAAATATTTAATTCGATGTTATCAAATTGTACTCCTGGGCGAGTAACATTCATTACCTGCTTTGTTAGTTCAGTACTTCCGCCAGATGCACCAAAGCCTTCTAAAGATACCCTAAAGCGGTATTTTAGTTTTGGCATCAGTAATGTTTGATTTCCTTGACCTGGGATTGGAACTGAAAATTTGTTTAAAGTGATCATTATAGGGTTCCTTGTTCTATGTATTTACCCATTATCTTCCGGCTGCAATATCACCAGTATTTTTCAAGCGTAGTGGAATGTAGATAAATTCAACTGCTTTAACTGGCTCAATGGCAATGTCAAGATATAGTTCGTTCCTGTCAACTCTTGCAGGCGTATTATTAGACTCGTCGCATACAACAATAAAATCGTATAGAGCTCGTTGCCCTACTAGTTCTAACAATAAACTTTCTGCCGATTGCTTGAGTTCATTGCGGGTAGTCCTGTCGTTTGGTTCAAACAAGAATGGGCGAGCTAACAAATCAAGCTGTCTACGTAGGTAAGCAACTAAACGAGATACGTTAATTCTATCTAAAGAGCTTGAATTTTTAGCTCTTGTTTTTTGTCCAAATAATACAATGCCAGCTCCTGGCAATGTCGCAATTGGGTTAATCTTGACATCTTGTAGGACATCTCGCAGACTTTGCGGTAACGGAGCAATTTGGAATTCTCCGTTCTTAAGATATCCAACTGCTGTAGCATTATCAACTCCACCTCGACGTGTACCTGCTGGAGCAAACCATGGGTAGCTCTTTTGATCGCTCATAGCAATTGTTCTTAATACCATATGACTTGGCGGAACAACAATGTTGTTACCGCTATTATCTGTAGTATATCCGCTTGGATAGAACATTCCCATATATTCGTCGTAAGACACAGATCCAGTTTCTCCGTTATCAAGTGCAGTATTGCTTGCACCCCATTCACGTAGATTGGTACCTGTAGCAGGTAATCTAAATGGCGTGTCTCCAATAACAAATCCAGTTAATCCTCTAGCTACATTTAGGCCTATTAAATTGGCAATTGCTTCTGGATATCCAGGACATGCTAGTAAATTAACTACCATTGTATCGGTATCTCTAATTGATGAACTGGTGTCAATTAACGATTTAAGACTCTTGACAACAAACCCACGTTGTGAGTGACGACCAAATTTTCCTGATCCGTCTTCATTGTTGCCAGAAGCACTTACCCAACGGGCAGTTGCATATTTGGCGCTACCTGTAGATCCGTCCATTACTTGGTCGTTGTAACGTTGGTTAGTACCGTTATCAGCAGTAATGTCAATTGCGCTTACTTTATATTGTTTAACGTTGTTGCCGCTTCTACGGGTATTCCAAAGCTTCATACCTTGTGGGTACTGTGTAGGATCCGGAGCATCCGGATCAAGATATGTACTTCCTAACAATGTCTTAATAGATGCAGGGCTTGTAGAAGTTCCGCTAGTGCTCCAACGGGCATCAGCAAATAACCATCCAGTTGGACTTGTATTGTCTGTAAGATCTTGCTTAATCCATTTGATCAAACTTGCGCTCCATACATAGACATTCTGACCATACTTCTCTGGGTCACTGCTATCAATCCAAATGTCACCGTCAACTAATGGAGTACCGTCACTTTGACCGTCATCTTTGCCTGGAGAAGTTGCTTTAATAATAGGTCCATTAGGACTAGCTAGTGGATATATTGTTTGATATCCTGCCCAAGTTGTACCGTTATGTACAAGAATATCAACTTCGTCTTGTATAGCAGAATACCATAATGTTCCATCTGCTGGCGCTGTAGTTAGGGCAGTTGCAGATGATTTTACTACAGAAGTTAATAGTTCAACTGGTTTCCAATTACTTGCTTTTAATGCAAACCCATCATACAGCCCTGTAGGGTATACATTTGAAGCATATGTGTTAGTTGCAGTATCATAAAATCCTGCCGCAAACAACGGAACATTTATTCCGTCGCTCATGAAAATTTCGCCACCTAACGAGTGTTCTAATTTTAATACTCCTGATACAGTATCGTATGTAGAGGTAACATATTTTAACCCAACTGCGCTTACCGCGGTTGCAAATCCTGCAACACTACTTGTTGTAATTACTACAGTTTTTGGATTACCTAATATAATACTGTTTGGTTCTGTTTCAGAAATTATAAATGTTGAGCCAATAGCAAATCCTGAAGTGTTAGGCATAATTGTTGTTACAACTGTAGGAGCAGAGGTAACTCTTCGATATAATTTAAAGTTGCTAATATTTGCCTGGGCCGCTGACCCGTTTCCTTCATTATAATCACTTTGAATAAACAATTTTCCAGCCGCAATATTTGTACCGCCAGAAGAATCAAGAGATTTAATAGCTTCTCTAGAATTTTTAAACACAGGAGCATTTACTGTTTCCCAAACAGATGCAGTTCCGTTAAAATATTTTACAACCCAGTTAGCACCGCTGTTAGGACTTGTTGTCTTAACATATACACTACCCGTAGCAACACTTTGGGATGCATATTGAGGGAATTGATAATGTGGAGCAATTGTTAGTTTTAGCGGGCCATATGTTCCTGCTACAAGCCCCAAACTCTCAAGAGCTGCACCTTGCCTGTTAACTAACGCAATTTTTCCATTTGGGCCTGCAGCCTGGTCTGATTGCGCTGATGCATCAGCATACAGATATAAGTTTGTGCCGTCTGATTTTGCGCCTACACCGGCATTAGGAGCAAGGGCATTAATGCTTCTTGCAATCCCATCTACTGACGGATCAGAAATTGTAATGTCAATATCGTTGATAGCAAATCTCATCCCGCTAGACGGTGTATTAGGAGTGCCCTTTACAATAGGCCAGCTAGTTTGCCAGCAGTTACTTACAAATGTTGGATCAACAATTGGGTTACCAAATGTAGTTTGAATGTTGCTACCTAATTTAACCCAAACGTTGTCAACGTTTTTAAAGTACATTGTGTAGCGATTATCGTTAGAAACTACAACAGCATAATCGCCTTGATTTCCAAAACTATCAAGCGGTACTCTATTTGCATTAGCATATAAAGACAATGTAACATCATCGATTACTCTCGGAGTTTTGTTAATAAACACCTTTGTAGATGCGTTCCATTCGCTTATACCAAATTTTGAGCTTGCGGTATCAATCCAATAAGTTCCGGCTACAGGTAATCCTGTTGGTTCGGATGTTTTTGGAACTAGCTCAGAAAGGTTAACATCTGCTCTTACTATATAAGCTCTAGAAGTAACACCTAACGTACTATATGCCGCCTGTAACCCATATTCGTTAAGTTCCCCGCCGTGAATAGGATTACCGTTTGAATCGGTATAAAAATATGGGGTTCCAAACGTGTCAGTAAGATCTCTCTGACTTGTAATGGTATAAACTTTGCCTGCGTTTGAGGCTAAAGTTCCGGGCGCTATCCCAGTACCGGAACTATTATTCTTATTTGTTTTTGATGCAACAACAATAAGGGGAGTAGTCCCCGGTGCCGCCGAAGTGTAAAAACTTTCATCAATGACGTTTACTTGTACGCCTGCTGAACTCATTGCCATTTGGTATCTCCTTAATGGATTATCATTTGTTATATTTAGCGGAAGGCCTTAATTTTTACCGACTTAAATACAACGAAAAGGGCATGAAAAGGGCGCTGATGAGAAAATTATGTAAAACCTGTGGTAAAAGACCAGTGGCTATAAACTATTATAAAGAAGAAAAGCCGTTTTATAGAAGTAAATGCGACCACTGCGCTCGTGGTGCTAAAGATGGAATACCTAAATGGTATCGGGCAGGGTATCGGTTAAAAAATAAATGCGATAAATGCGGGCATAGTAGTAAGCATCTAGTGCAATTTAATGTTTATCATGTAGACGGCAATCTTGATAATTGCAGAATAACAAATTTAAAAACCGTATGTGCAAACTGTCAACGCATACTGCAAGATCTCAATTTACCTTGGAAGCAGGGTGACCTTCTACCAGATTTTTAATTTGGCTAAACAGCTCGTCGATAGTTGAATCGTTATACACTATATGATCAATTTTTCCGCCTACCCATGCTGTTTCACTTGCATGAATTTTTAATTGTTCTAATTTAGATTTACTTAAACTCCAAGTAGCATTACCATCAGGTCCTCGATTTGCGCTTACTGCGGCATCGTACCATTCTGGATCATCACCCCGCTTAATGCGTACAGTTAATCCGCCAGCATTATGAATTGCTCTAATTTCGTTAGGAAAGCGAACGTCACTGATAACAACATTATCTCGGCTAGTACGTAGTTTGTTTTCTAAACTAGCGATCCAAATGTCATCGTGGAATCCGTGTCTACAAACTTCTGTGCCCCATTGCTGTAATACCCACCGGGGAGTAAGCACGGGAATATTAAGTCTTTCGCTCCACCACAGATCTAGCTGTTCTCTCCACTCACGTGCTTCTTTGGTACGGCCTTCTAGCATA